TTGTAGCGTCTCCGAAGTCTAAAGCGTTGCCCGTACTGGCGATTGTGACGTAATCCATTGTGTTTACTGGATCACCTCCGCCTTCTATCGCTTTACCTGTTGACCTTACGCCCCTAGTTGGGCTTGAAAATCCGGGTGCAACTTGAGTGTGCTGGGTAAGATTTCCAAAATCGGTAGTATTGCTAGTGGTTGCATAAGTGATGTACTCAAGATTATCATAAAATTGATAGTTTGGAGCGCCTTGGCTAGGGCCTTCTCCACCCGCAGAAATTCCCCTAGTTTTATTTCCAAAAGTTGCGGCTTCCTGTTTACCAGCAACTAAATCCCCGAAATCTGTAGCGTTTCCAGCAGACGTTGGATTGACGTAATCCATAATATTTGTGGAAGTTTCAGATGCTGTACGCCCCGCCGAAAAAACTAAACGGGTAACTGCGCCCATCACCGCACCAGTCGCACGAGCCACCGTTAAATCACCAAAGTCTGAAGAGTTTCCGTTTGTGTTTATATTGTACACATCAATAGTGTTTAGATAAGTGCCGCCACTCGCAAAGCCCGCAACCAAGGCCCATGCGGCTTCTTGAGGACTAACACTCCCACTCGCATCACTAGGCGAAGAATACCCAAACGGATTGATCGCCCATACGTTGAACGTGTAGCTTGTACCGTTGGTGAGGCCAGTGACGTTGATAGGTGAGCTTGAACCAGATACGCCAATACCGTTATTTGATTGCGCCCTGTAACCAGTAATAGCAGACGCGCCAACATCAGAAGGCGCAGTAAATGCTACACTAACAGAAGCATCACCAGCCGTGCCAGTAACCCCTGTCGCTGGATCAGGGGCGTTCAGCCCGTCCTGTCCTATAAAGCCGCCTGTACGTTTAACCATCAGAGGCTCCTATTAGCTGATCTCTTCGTAACTACACACCACCACTAGATCGTTTGCCACGCTTGCTATCGCCCCGATAGACTTGTCTTCTTCTAAGTACACCGCCGTGCCTTTATCAAGGACAACCAAGGAAGCGTCCGCTGGTACAGAGATTGTACTAGCTAGAGCGAATGCTGTCCCGCCAATATCATCTTGACTGTACAGGTTAACAGTTGCGTTACAGGCGTTTGTGCCATCAACATTTGATACCTGAATCATGTTGATCTTAAACACTTTACCACTTGATGCGGCATTGCTTACAATAGCCGTGGCGTTAGTTGATGCAAGCGCGACTGTGGCAGATTTGCCTATAATCGTGGTTACGTTTACAATATTTGGTGCAGCCATTTTCTAGCCTCCTTTATCCAAAGACGATTGCCATAGCAATGGCTTTACCTGTTGATATACCAGCACTGCCAAAACTGACAGTACCACTTCCGTTAGTTACTAATGCTTGACCACTTGATCCATCCGAAGTTGGGTAAGCAATCCCACCAAGTGAAACAGCGCCTGAGAATGTACCAGTAGTACCTGTCAAAGCACCAACACTTAAAGAATTAAACGCATCTACAAAGGCAGCGCCAGAGCCAGCGCCGTTACTGTAGACAGCTTTTGTTTTACCAGACGCAATAGTTACATTTGCGCCAGATCCTTGAGAGATGATTATGTTCTGAGATCCAGTTGTAGCATTCTCAATGAACCACATCTTGCTAACAGTGTTTGGTCCAATAGTAATTGTACATGCGCTATCTAGAGCGCCTGTGTACTTCAGGAACATTGACCTACCGGGGTCTGTTCCACCATCAGCAATCGTTGTTGTGTGCGTGTTGGCGTTAGTAGTAATGGCTTCTGTACCGAAGCCAAAAGCCTCGCCAATCAGCTCAAGGTTCGTGTTAGTGACTGTTCCCCATGAGCCTGACTGATCGCCAGTTGCCATCTCATTGAGGCGAAGGTCATTTACAAAGGTAGAAGCCATATTAGTCGATCCTTACAATTGCTGTATTAGCAGTTTGAGCTGGGAAAACAATGCGGAATGTTCCGCCAGCAACTGAAAAGTCTCCACCAAAGTCCAATACAGCAATAGCAAAATCGCTTTCGGTGTCATTGTAGATCAATGCTCCGCGAGCTGTAAAGGTTGCTGATGTCCACTCTGGGTTGTTAGAGTCAAAGCAACCGCTTGTACTGTTGGTTATAACAGAGGCGTTTGCCAATGTCACGCCGCCAGTTGTGTACCCATTGCCGTTAGCAACTTCATTTGTTGCGCTATATGCGGTTGTAGTTGCATTTAGCGTTGCTGAACTGGTGTAAAGGGCGATCTTTATCGTATCTGTGTCGAGATCATGCAGCCCAAGCATTACATCTCGTTTAAATTGTGTACACATTGCTTGTGATATTGCCATTATAAGCCTCCGTTATATTCTGCTGCGTAATCGCGTTGCATCTCTTGTACCGTAAGTTGCACTGCTTCGTCAAATTGTGTCTTATAAAGCGTCAATGTTTCCCCAGCCTTGAGGAAGGCTGACGCCTCATAGAGACACGCGGCAAGCAGCACATTTTCGGCATTGTCGCCAATCCAGTTATTTGCGTTGCTTGAACTCAAGCCCTGTTCAGGGGCAATATAGTCTACTTGGTATGTATCTGTGGAATTTGGCGTTGGGGCCAATGTAATAACAGATCCAGCCGTGCCTGCACTCTTGGTGCTGTACATTATTGGAATACCCTGCGTGGTCGCGTTGGGCGAATAATCACGGATATATGAATCAACTCTGTGGTTTAGGTATGACAAAACATTAGAAGATATAACAGATACCTGACGGATCATTCTGGCTGTTGGCACTGTATAGTCCGAAGTTCCTGCCACCATGTTTGCTGTCGCAGTCTTACGAAAGCACGGTAGGTTTGGCAGGCGCTGGAAAATCATTACTTCCGCCTGATCTATGATTTGGTCAATAGAACTTTGCAGCTCAGAGCTATCATCTTCTAAGAAGTTCTGAATGTTTGCAACTAAAGTTGTGTAATTCATTATTGGCCCCACGTTCCTTCACCGAATGCATTAGATCCAAAGCCTGTGTAATCTAATTCTATACTTTCGTCACCTACATTTCCAGTCCCACTAATTCCATTTGGATAAGCAGCATTATCAGCAAGAATTGATACTGAACCAATACCCCCTGTTGCGCTCTGTCCAACAGGGTGTGGCCTACCTTCGGTATCACCCCAAGGGCCAAGTCCCCACGGCCCTATACCCCAACCGAATGGATCTTCTACTAGTGCGGTTCCGACTTCACCAGCACCACTAACCCCAGCTTCATTAATTTCGCCTACTAGCTCTTCATTGCCTACATTAGAAGACCCACCAACTCCAGATGGGGTGGCTTCCAATAGGAATGCTTCTGTACCAACGCCGCCAGTGCCGCCTACACCCGCTTCGTTTATTGAGATATCAAGAGCCTCGACACCCACACTTGCAGCGCCTGCGGTCCCGCTGACCCCAGTCACCACTATTTCTCTAACAATGGCTCCAACTTCACCATCGCCAGCTTGGCCAGAAGCGATAATTTCAGTTTGGATTGTGGCCTCTACCGTGCCGACATTGGCCGTTCCGCCCACGCCTGTTACTGTGTGTATTACTTCTAAACCAATATTACCAATAAAGCCGGGGGCGCTTACCCCAACGCCGGGGCGCAATCTTGGATCTATCGTCCAGTCCTGAGTGTATCCGATAAAGACAACAACATTTTCTGGATCTGTGTCTGGGCGTGGATTAAACAGTGCTGTCGCATCAACTACGTTCTTTGCAGGCGTTAGCTGTGGCTGCTTGGGGTCAAAGTCTTCTGGAGAAACACGCAATCCATCCCAAGTGGTCTTCAACTGGGTGTATGGAACCCGAAGACCACCTACATCGCTTATTGCGAGAGATTTTTTTCCTTTTGCGTATTTCGCCATTATGATAAATTCAACGCTGTTGGCTGAATCCTTAAACTTACACCATCATTATCAGAAGCCGCCGCGAAGGCGAATGCACGTTCATACATTTCGTTTAGTATTGTAAACTTTTCATTTGCAAACTTTAGAGACATCTTGCTGGCCAGACCAGCGCAGATGCACTCGTTCCAGCGGTACGGGATGTCGGCATCCTGATTGGACGCTGTAACGTCCTCAAGCTGGCGTATGGCCCAGTACACCATGCTGTACGTTGTCCTGTTTGGAACCTGCCAGAAGTAGGCTATAGGCGTATACTGCTTATCTAGCATGTACTGGCTGGGCTTGCCGGGGGACGTTTTGTTTGGAAGCTGGTTATAATCAGAGATAGAAACGCGGTTTATTATCTGGTCAGACGTATCTGTCCCAGAGCTATCACGCACAACGGCGTCAAGGATATCGATAGTTCCTACTGGCAAAGTGTAGGTTGCCTGCCCGTTTATGAGCGTCAAAGTCTGCTGTTCTACTGCCCAGTAGTTGATGCCCCTGTTTGCCCACTCAGAGAAGAGTAGGTTAAGGCTGCGCCTTGCGGACACAGCCCTATCACCCGTTTGTGTCTGTGGATCTAGGCCGCAGCGTTCAAAGGCTTCGGTGATGATCTCTTCAACGTCTGGTCGAAACGATACCGTGTTAGAAGTTGCCATCCGATTACTCCTTTAGTATTCTTTGATGACCCTCAAGACCAATTGGTAGGAATCTCCAACAGCTCCAGCTCCAGCAGTTGTGAAACTAATGTCACCAGTTGGGTTTGTGCCATAAGACTTGGTTGAGGGAAGCCCACCAAATTTAGAGAAATCATGATAACCGATATCGTCATCACCAATGTTCATCAAGATGATGTCGGCATCAGCATCAGCTAATATACGCACAGTCATGCTTTTAATGACCCACCAGCCTTCGATGATGCGAACAGCAGTACAAGGCTGTCCACTTGCGCTTGGAGCAAGAGTTGACACATCGATCTTCAAAACTGCACTTTCGTCTCCAGTATCAACGTATTGATACTGGAACGCGAAAACGGCCTCTCTTACACTGTCACTAAGTTTTTTTACTGATACAATGTCAGTCATTTTCTAGTCTCCTTACGAGCCACTGCCATCTGTTCCGTATGTCAGATCATACACATGGTAGAAAATCCGCAACTCAATATTACCGCCCGTTGCGGCTGACGCACCAACACCGCCTGTTATTCTCACAGGGTGAGCGGTACTCATAACATAGCCCAGATCATTGCCAGAAGTGGCATCTGTAAACGAGATTTCAAAATTGCCTACATCGGCGTCAGCATTGTCAAGGATGCCGTCTGGATCAGAAGCAGGTGCTGTGTCTGTAACTTCAATCCAACCTAAATCGAATGTAGGGTTTGTTCCGCCTGTAGCGGACGCAATACCTTCAACTCGCGTGATGAGAGCGTTGGCAGGTAGGATAAGAGGCAATGAACCGGGACCAGTAGCAAGTGGGCCGCGCCGAATATTTGTTGTAGTTGCCACAGTAGGGTCTGGAATATACCCTTGAGCAACAAGCCTAACCGCGCCAG